ATTGATCCTTGCTTTGGTGTAATAGGGAATGAAACGACCCAGTCACTACCGGATGCAGACCATACAGACTCTTCGACCATGTCCGGATTGGTCTTGGCAATCAGCTGCGAGATTTCAGACTCTTTGTTTAATTGTATGTTCCGAATATATCTCTCAGAGTGTTCAGCGTGGATTCCACTTGCTGTTCCCAGGAGTACAGAAGCATTGCCACTAGGCTTAACACAAGTAGTCCGAGCAGCAGGATTGATACCAATAAGAGCAGCAAGTCGAGCATTAGTCTCTTTAACAATCTTGGCACCTTTTTCCAGAATCTTTTCATTGAATAAAACATCAGGGTTGTTCATCCATCCAGTGATAGACACACCAAGCAAAGCTTCACGGTCAAAGATCTTCTTGGATGTATCAGATAAAAATTTAAAGTCAGTGTAGCCAGCCTGCAGCGTACCAAGGATCGACGCAGCTTCACATGCCTTGTAGAATGATTCCTCATCTACACACTTACCACCGTTAATCTCTGTCAGGTTACATCCTTGCCAGCCAGACTCACCGTCAATCTGTGGGAACATGCCAATCTCTACACAAGGGTTAGTGGTGTGTTCGGTAGACTCTACAAATACAAATCCCGGCTCACCAAACTGCTTGATCGAATCCATGATCGCCATAAAGTCTTCCTTCTTGGTTTCCTTACGGACAATCACTGCAGAGTTATTGGAACGTGCACGCTGTGGGTTATCCACAAGCCAGTTGCCAGTCTTGGCGTTCATCATCTCTGTGTCAGTTGGTGAGAACAGACAGATGGTAGCAGAACGCCGTACACCACCGCTTAAGACTGCGTCAGCACAGTGCATAGCAATATCATATACATGGATTGGTCGTAACTGTACAGGATCAGACTTACCCATTACCTGTCCTTGGATCAGGTACTCGATGCGATCCAGAGCCATGCGAAGACCGTCAGGACCAGGTGCTTTAAAGCCACCAGAAATCTTTGCACCCTTTGGCCGGATATTCGTCAAGTCAAAGAATACTCTACGACCTTCAAACTCAGGGTACTTACCCCCACCAACAAAATAAGAAGACATAAGCACGTCTAGCGCAGACGCCCAACCTTCAATAGAATCTTCTACTACATACCCTTTGGCCTGCTTCTTACGATCCATTACCTTAGGAAGCTTTTCAACGTGATGGGTTTGTACTGAGAACCCCGCACCGGCTCCACACAGCAGAATATAAAAGTACTCACCAAAAAAAGATGCTCGGTCAGCATACGAAGAGGTACAGTTATACATTTTCATCTGGTGCTTAAGTAGTTGCTCTCCACCAAACTGCAGAGCACGCTGTGCACCGAGTACACGCTTCTCTTTATAAGCATTGGAAGCAGTGGCCATCTCGTTAGCCAGTGCTGTAGTCATTTTATCCTTATAGTAGTCCTTATGCATAGCCATGACACGGTCGACAGATTCGTCCCAACTCTCATAACGGTTTTCATCATCAATATATCGGGAATAAGATTCGTAGAATTTTGTTTGGGATAAAAAATCCCTCATGTCTAGACTATTGGTCATAGAACGCACCTCTTGGAAAATAGATTTTTATGATAGGGTATTATATATCAGTTCACGTAGTTTGTAAACTACTTTAGCTTCTCAACAGCTCGTGAACCAAACCAGAACGAAATAATAGCTGCAAAGATAGACTGCGACTGTGGATCCCAGATAACATCAGAGATCTCTGCCATGTTCTGGCCAGCCTTCATCGCTTCCATTACTAGTACTGTTTTATAGAATAAGAAAAACCCAAAGAAGCAGTACGTGATAATAGGACGCACCCCCTTCTTTAATCCTGCAAAGAATCCAGTTTCCTTGGAGATTGCAATATCATGCTCGATCAAGCGCTTGTGCTCTTCATGATCAGCCATGTCTTTCAGGTAGTCGTGCTCAGCTGACTGCATCTGCATTCTGATTTCTGCAGAGGCTTTCATTTTAGCTAACTCGTGCTTCTGCTCTTGTGCCTTATTAATGGTCTCAAGAACTTTAGGTGCAAAAGACGTACTAAATCCGAGAACGGATCCAAGTAGTGCGAACATTTAAGACTTCCTCTTTTTTCTCCTAACGAAAGCCTTAAATTTCATATGTGTAGGTTCCATCGCAACGTGGGCTGTCGTAGTAGCTTCTTCGTCTTTCTTACTCTTCTTTTTTGGCTCAATCTCAGCCAAAATCTTCTTTTTGTCAAGCTTGTTAATATTCATCTCATTCAGAACTTTATCTACGTTGACATCGTAGTGTTCTCTTAACAGAGCTAATGCAGCAATATACGAAGCTACTCTGGACTTACCTCCAGGTGCGGTTTCAATCAATCTCTTTAAATTAAATACAAGTCTATGAAACAGGTTGAAAGCATTACGCTCCTCCTGGTTCTCGATCTTCTTATCTTTAATTCTTTTACCGGTTTCATCGATGATGCCGAGTTTAAACGCCTCGGTCTCACGAAATGGAGTCACCAAGAGTTTTAAGAATCTATAGGTGTAAATGGTATCAGCAATTGTAGATACTGCCATTAGATCTTCCTTAAAACTTCTATTACTTTAGGATCCATTTCGATCCCGGTTAGATCATCTGGTAAAATATACTTAAGTTTTACCAGAAATGCTTTTATTACTGACCAGTATTTATATTCTAGCTTCAACGCCATTATCTTAATACCAATAGGAATAGTAAAGACGTTACAGAATACAATAATATGATTCATCAGTAATCTATCTGACAAATCCCCAGTCTCATGATACCGATTAATGAGTCTTTTGATATACTTGATTCTATTCAAGTCCTCATAAAACTCTTCAGTAGTAGAGCACTGGGGATTGCTATAATGTTGTGCTGCGACGATAATGTAGTTTTCTTCAGTTACGTCAACATGTTCATTAAATATTTTCATTATAAAGGGATTATCCCTCCAAGAGAGAAACCATTTCAGCTTTTGTCATGGACATATCCAAATCTACACCCATCTCAGTGCCCCACTCAACGAGCTCTGCCTTGGTCATGGAAGACCAGTCATTTGCTTCAGGATCAGCTTCGATGAGAGGCTCTGCAGTAGGAGCTGCTTCTTCGATTACTGGATCAGCTTCGATGATTGGTGCAGGTTCCTTAATCGGAGCTGGGCTAGTAGTTGCTGTCGCGACTTTGTTTCCGTGTGCTCTCTTCCACTCTGTAATTTGATCAGTGCTAAGTGATCTACTAACAATCAACTTGTCACCGTTCATCCATCCCCTAGGGGTAGGTACTGCGTTTGGAGCGCCTTTAGGTGCTTTAATCATATTCTTATTCTCCAGAAAGTTTCATTTGAGCAAGAGCCTTTCTCATGCCGGTTACCATATCAGTGGAAAGCGGGTTAACCACCTTCTTATCACCGTCTGTCTTATCACCGTTACGAACTGGTGTCTTTTTCATTGCTTCATATTTATTCTGGTCGTACATCTTCTCAGCATCGAGAGCGACATCCATTTCGTGCTTATCAATAAACTCTTTTTCTCCCTTACGGGTAGCAAGCTGCTTATCCCAGGTGTCAGAAGTTTCTGCAGTAGGCTTGTGCTGTGCAGTAGCCTTAGTAGCTTCTTCTACAGATTCAAACTTTAAATCCGACTTACCTTTTTTCATAGCAATTGCTTTCTGCTTCTTGCGTACACTAGGAAATACACCGTGCTTCTTACGGTATGCAAGAGCCTTCTTATGAAGAGCCTTTAATCTCTTCTGTGCACCCTTTGGTGTAGGCTCATCGCGGTACGAAGCATCCTGCTTGTCTGTGTAGTTTTCTTCTACAGACTCTTCTTTACTAGATTTATTTTTCTTAGCTCTTTTTGCTAATTTGTCGGTGGCTTTTTCAATGCCTCTAAGACGACCCAATGATTTGCCCAATTTATCATGCTCACCTCGACCGGCATCCCAAGCTTTAGAACCTGCATCTGCAGCAGATTTCTTAATATAACTAGAAAGTGTCTTTGAGCTAAGTTCAGAGATTTTTGCTTCTTGTACAGGCTGCTCGCACTGGCACTCGCCGTCTCTGCATGTAGGGCATTCGGCAGACTCGCCGATCTTCTTAGCAGCGTCACTCTTCATAGTGACTTTGTATTTCTTACCACCAAAGTTAAAGTGGGACTTACCAGCTTTCTTAGCAGCTGCAGCAGCACCCATAAAGTGCGATACGTCGTCATCCAGGATCGACTCTGGCACCCATGCAGCACGTTCAACGGACTCGTTTACGCCTTTAGCGTGTTTATCCATAAACTTGATAGCAGATGTAGCCTTTGTCGGAATACCGATATGATGATCAGGTCTGGTCTTAGCAATATTGCCGAGAGATGAGTGCTTATATTCATGATTCCCTAGATGTTGATCAAGCTTATCGAAACGGCTATCCCCGTTTTTCCAATGCTTAATTGAATAGAACTTATGGGTCACAGTTGCAGCTTCATCTACCGACTCGTTTACGCCTTTAGCGTGTTTATCCATAAACCTAATTGCTGCTGTAGCCTTTTTCGGAATACCGATATGATGATCAGGTCTGGTCTTAGCAATATTCCCAAGAGATGAGTGCTTATATTCATGATTCCCTAGATGTCGATCAAGCTGATCAAATTTTGGATCGCCGTTTTTCCAATGCTTAATTGAATAGAACTTATGGGTCACAGTTGCAGCTTCATCTAATTGATTCTGTTCCATTTCCATGACAGACTCATTTTGTCCTATATGATGTAAAACTTTGTCTATAACCCGGTTTCGGTTATCCCTATGCTCGGGGTCGCCTTGATAATGAGTTTCTTTACCCTTATGAAGAACTTTGTAACTATTATGAGTACTTATAACTTTAGTATGTTTACCTATATCAAAGTGATCGTGCTTGGAGCCATCAGGTCCAGTTTTTGTTGAATGGGTATGACTAATTCCACTTTTATTAAAATCTCTCTTCAACATACGAGAATTTGTTTCTCTTCTATCATCCGAGCGAGATTTAGAAGCTTTTGTATTATAAGCCACTGCCTCTGATTGATTCTGTGCCATTTCCATCAAGGCTTTACGCATAGATTTAACAGACATTTTTTTATTCCTTACTTATTGAACAGGTAGGTGATTAAGGTGCCGAAACCACCCACCACGCCTGTAATGATTATCCAACTGATTCTATTTATAATATTTACTGTTATCTGGTTCTTTTGAACCACTTTTTCCATATCACCTACTTTATCATATAGTTCGTAAATATCTTTTCTTAGGATCTTATGATCTTCTTCTTGATTAATCAGTTTCTCTTCAACCCTTGCCATTTGGACGAGAACTTCAGAGAGCTTATCAATTTTACTTTCAATTCGATCCATGCGCTCTGCGTTAGTTGCCATTAGTTGTCTACCTTTGCTCCTGATCTCCACTGATAGCATGACCAATAGCGAGCCTTCCACTTTGGACCTGGGTTAGTATCACAGTGATGTCTGGCTCTAAAACTTTTACGGCGATTAGGATCGTCTCGCTTAATCTCTTGACCCGGCTGGCCGAATCCCAACTTAATAACGTTTCCTTTTTCGTTCTTAACGTAAACGTAGAACTTATGGTTACCACCAGTTGGAGCACGGAACGGATCGTTAAGCTTAACCTTCTTACCCTGATATTCCGCTGCCTCTACTAGAGGGGGTTCGTCGATGTAACAACCGAATGACTTCATTTTGATGCCTGCCTTTCTCTTTGCTTACGCTGCATGTCACGAAGCTTCTGTCTGTACTGCTTACGTTGATCTAGCTCTTGTCTAGCCTTATCTTGCTCGGCTTTCTTTTCATCACGTTTTCTACGTGCATCAGCCACTTTTACCGGGTCAAATCTATCTCTGGCTTTCTTAGCTGCATATGCTGCTCCACCTACTGCTCCGAGTGCACCAACTCTTAAAGCTGTTGCTGCAGTACCTTGGAATCCTACTTCATTAACGGATTCTTTTACTTCGCTATCCTGCCCCATCATATAGCTGTGTGCAGACTGGAGATAGTCTTGTGCCTTGGTAATCTTATTCTGGACCCACTCAGGAAGATTCTCTTCGTCCTCGAACATCTTAATCATATGCTCGGCATCACGGAGAATCGACTTAAGCTGGGTCTTAGCCATTTCGCCTTCGTTATCGTACTCGCCAGGGTCTTTAGAATCTTGTAAATCCTTTTTTAGCTGCTTAGCTTGCTTAGCATGAGCTTTACTAGCACCTTTAAGGGCTTTCAATACATCTTTAACAGTATCAGTATCTTTTGCGTCTAATGCTTCATTTTGTTTCTTAAGGACAGCAGCAACCTGTGGATGCTTAGACAGACCTTTCTTGATCTTCTCGATAGCACGTACTGCACCGCTGTAGTTGCCTTGCTTGTAACGCTTATCAGAAGCAACACCAATAGCCATCTTGACGTGCTTAGGATCGTGCGCCTCTTTAACGTCTTCTGGGTCATTAGTCTTAACAATGTTAGACTTGGAAGGAACCATTCGTACCTTCTTCTTACCAGTAACAGGATCGTTGTACATCTGAGGCTTCAGAGCTGCAGAGCGGTTAGAAACCTCATTGTCTTCTTTTTTCTGAGGCAAACCTTTATGCTTAGTAGACGCAAAGTCCTCTAACTCTTTTGTACTCATAGACTTTGAAAGCTTCTCTACTGCAG